ACCGGCTGGCCTGTGATGATCCTGAAGTCCGGGCCTTGCTGGAAGAAATGGTGGGCTATTGTATGTACCGCCGCAATGAACTTGGCAAAGCCTTCATCCTGATTGGCGATAAGAGCAACGGCAAATCCACCTTTCTTCATGTGGTGAAGAACCTTCTTGGGGATCAGAACATTGCTTCCCTTGACCTGAAGGAATTGGGCGATAGGTTCAAAACCGCTGAACTGTTCGGCAAGCTGGCGAACATCGGTGATGATATTGGTGATGAATTTATTGCCAATGCTTCCGTGTTCAAGAAGCTGGTCACGGGTGATCGGGTGAATGTAGAGCGCAAAGGCCAAGATCCATTTGAGTTCAACAATTATTCCAAGTTCCTGTTCAGCGCCAACAATATTCCCCGTATCAAGGATAAAACCGGAGCCGTTCAGCGGCGTTTGGTGATTGTTCCCTTCGATGCCAAGTTCACCCCCAATGATGCTGACTTCCGCCCGTTCATCAAGGATGAACTGTGTGAACAGGGTTCTATGGAATATCTGGCCTTGCTTGGCCTTCAGGGGTTGAAGCGGGTTCTTGGGAACGCACAGTTCACCACTTCCAGCAGAGTTCAGGGGCAGTTGGACGAATATGAGGAAAACAACAACCCCATTATTGGGTTCATCAATGAAGTGGGCCTTGACGGGATTGAAAATGAAGCCACCGATTCCGTGTATCGCCGGTATAAGGAATATTGCATTGCAAACAACTTCCAAGCCCTTTCCAAGATTGAGTTTTCCCGGCAGATCACAAAACGCTGTGGCTTCACAACGGTTCCAAAGTGGATCAGAAACCGGAAAACCCGTGTATTTGTGAAAGGCGGTGACACAGAATGAGTGGTTCCAAGAAGGTGTTCACCACATTAGGCAGTTCCAACCATGTTCCTGAAGAACGAGAAGCATTTGATTACTACGCCACCGATCCAAAGGCCGTAGAAATGCTTCTGGAACTGGAACAGTTTTCCCCGGTCATTTGGGAACCGGCCTGTGGTGAAGGCCACATTTCCAAGGTGCTTCAGGCCCACGGTTATGAAGTCATTTCAACCGATCTGATTTACCGGGGCTTCGGTGATCCTGAACCGCTGGATTTCCTGAAGGAAACGCTGGACGATTTTGAAGGCGATATAATCACAAACCCGCCGTATTCAATGGGGCTTGAATTTGTTCAAAGGGCGCTTGAAAGCGTCCGCCCCGGTGGAAAAGTGGCTATGTTCCTGAAGGTTCAGTTCTTGGAGGGGCAAAAACGGGGTGAGTTCTTCAAGCGTACCCCCCCCCGAAAGGTTTATATCAGCCGTTCCCGGCTGGCCTGTTATAAAAACGGCGATATGACCGGGAAACCGGAAAGCGCCATTGCCTATGCGTGGTATGTGTGGGAAAAGGGCTTCACCGGTGATCCGGTGATCAAATGGTTCAACTGAAAGAAAGGATGATTTCAATGTTACCTAAAACCAAAACGGAACGCCATGCCGGTATTTGCAAGGAAATCAATGCCTTGTATGCCATGAAAAATCATGACTATGGTGACAGCTTTCACCAGACCTTCACGGAAGAAGGAATGGCAATGCCCCGGATCAGACTTGGGGATAAGCTGGCCCGGTTCAAGAGCCTGACCAAATCCGGGGTTCAGGAAGTCAAGGATGAATCTATCCGTGATACCCTGATTGACCTTGCCAATTACGCCATTATGACGGTTCTTGAACTGGACGATCTGAAAGCGGAGGAACACGCCGATGAACGCTAACCGTTATATGCGGGATTCCTTGCGAACCGCTGACCGTTCCAATATGGATCGGCTGAAGCTGGAATGTGCTTTGGGCCTTTGCGGTGAAGCCGGTGAAGTGGCCGAACAAGTGAAGAAGCATTTCTTCCACGGCCATGAACTGGATAAACGCCACATGATTGAAGAACTTGGTGATGTGGCTTGGTATTTGGCCGTTCTGTGTGATGCCATTGGTTCTGACCTTGATACGGTCATGGAAGAAAACTTGAAAAAGCTGGAACAGCGTTACCCTGAAGGGTTCGATCCTTACCGGTCACAGCACCGGAACGAATTGGGAGGTTGAAGAAAATGAAAATTATCAAGCCTGATGTGCAGTTCATCACCCCGATTGATGGGGCCACCATCCTGAAGCGGTTGGAACAATGTGGCCGTGTCTGCTACAAGTCCGAGGACAAAATCACGGAAGGTTCCGCTGAAAAGTTCGTTGCCGGGATCATCAAGCGTGGGCATGAAGCGGTTCTGGAACATTGTTCCTTCACGGTGAAGTTCATTTGTGATCGTGGGGTTTCTCATGAGATCGTCCGCCACCGGATGGCTTCTTACTGTCAGGAATCCACCCGCTATTGTAATTACGGCAAGGGCAAGTTCGGTGAGGAAATCACAGTGATTGAACCCTGTTTCTGGAAACCTAATACGCCTTCTTATGATCATTGGGCTTCGTCATGTTTCAAGGCGGAATGCGAATACTTCTGGCTGATCGACAACGGCGCTACCCCGCAAGAAGCCCGTTCGGTTCTTCCCAACAGCCTGAAAACGGAAGTGGTCATGACGGCTAACATTCGTGAATGGCGGCATTTCCTGAAGTTGCGCTGTTCACCCGCCGCACATCCGCAGATGCGGGAAGTGGCCTTGATCCTGTTGGACAAGGTTCATTGGCTGATTCCGGTATGCTTCGATGATATTTGGAGTGAATACCATGCCGATGTTTAAGAAGTCCGGTGGCAAAATCTTTGGTGTTCAGTTCAACAAAGCTGAAGAAAAGGCCCTGAACCACGCAATCAATGAACAGATTGTGGAAAATGATCGGGCCTTTGACATGGACAAAGAATCATCCATCCTGTGGATGCTTCATACCCAATTTGGATTTGGCCCCAAGCGCCTGAAGCTGGCGTGGAAGCTGTTCTATGCCGAAACCCTGAAGCTACGGGAATATTATCTGATGGAACAGGCCGATGATGGGTGGTTGGCCCGTAAAAAGTTGAAGGACATTGGGTGTGACATTGAAGAATGGTACAGAGAAGAAGGAGGGAAAACCGATGCCTAAACCTTGGGAAAATGCTGAAGGGTATCATGATCCGACAGCCTACCACGGCACAAAGAACATCATTTGTGACGAGGATGAACAGCAGAAGCGGGTGAACACCCTGATCTTCGTCCTGAAGTACATCACCCGTTTGGCGGGGTTTGAACTTCTGAACCGTATTGAAATCAAAGACCGTAAAACCGGGAGGGAATACAAATGATCAGTTCTTATGACCCTAATTTTCATGGTGTCCATACAATCCGGGTGACTTTCATGCAATGGGATTATACCGGCCATGTTTCCTTTGAAATCGGCGGCAACTGCAAAGGTGCTGAATTGCTGGATTTCACCTTCTTGGAGTGTGACAACCAAGAAGATATTGACCGCTATTCTGAAAACGATTGTCAGTTCAGCTATGATGAAGAAAATGAAGTTTATACCGCTGTTCTGAAAAATGCTGACGGTGACACCTTGGAAGTTGAAGGTGATGAATGTGATTTCAAGGGTATGGCGGTAGCCATTGAAATTGCAGGAACGGGAGTGAAGCACGATGAAAAATAAACCGTGTCCTTTTTGCGGGGTTGATTTGGTTCAGGAAAACCGGCTGAACCCGCTTGCAAAGAAATATGCGGATATTCCGTTCAGAACTTTCTATGTTCACCCTAAGAACGGTTGCTTCTTGGAAGCGTTGGCGTTGAGGGGTGAGCAGTTGGAGAAGTGGAACAACCGGAATGCCTGAACAGGTGCTTCTTCAGTAGGGGTTGGAACAGCGTGTGGAACAGGTATGGAATAGATGTTTTTTCTATATCTGTTCCGCACGAAAACCTTTGATATATCAGGCTTTTTCAGTTGTTTTCAGGGAACGGAACAGATGGAACAGATGTAAATATACTTTCTTCTTATTAAGAAAAAAATATATAAGAAATGTGTATATAAGGAACTGCCCGTTTTATCTGTTCCATGCGTTCCAAAGTCCTGAAACCACTTGATTTTTCAGCATTTATTAACGGTACAGATGCAATGAAAACGGAACAGACCACCGCAGAAAGGATGTGTTACATAGTGAATGACAAAGACCTTTCCCAACAGGCTAAAGAATACTTTGCCCAAATCAGGAAAACGGATCGTTTGATCCATCGGCTTGATAGCACCATTGCAACCTTGCGTTCCAGCTTGACTTCTACCGGAAGCCAACTGAAACAGGACAAGGTTCAGACTTCAGGCCCCAAGAATACCCTTGAAGAAACCATCACCAAGATTATTGATCTTGAAGCCAAGATCAATGCCCGGATTGATGAACTTGTGAGCATGAAACAGGAAGCGTTCACCATGATCAACCGGATTCCTGACCTTGATCAGCAAAATATTCTGATCGGGCGCTATATTCAGTTGAAAAAATGGGAAGATATTTCTGAAGAACTGAATTATTCTATGCAATGGGTTTTTGAACTTCACGGAAAGGGTTTACTTGCTTTTGCCAAGGCAAACAGCGACTTTCTAAACAACCGAGAAAACCAGAGTGCCACCGGTTCCAAACAGAGTAAAGAATCGGTAGAATAGTAAATAAGAAATTGCGCCTACGGGAAACCGGGGCGCTTTTTCTATGCCTGATGAAAGGGGTGAATACCTATGACACCAAGACAGCGGAAGTTCTGTGATGAATACCTGATCAGCGGC